TCTTCATTAGTCTTCATAAATTATCTCCTCTAAAATAATAATTTAATTGAAACATTTACATGAGAGACTAGATGTCTTCTCATGTAAATAATATATGGTTATAAATAACTAGAATAATGATGCTAGTTACCAGATGAACCAAAGCCACTGACACCACGATCAGTAGTTACGAAGTCATCCACAATGTTCAGTTTAACCTGTACAATAGGAACTATCACCATCTGACAGATACGTCCACCTGGCTGGATTACGTAAGTTTTATCAGTAGTTCTGTTCCAGACACATACAAACACTTGCCCTTGGTAATCACTGTCAATCAAGCCAACTAAGTTACCCAATACGATACCATGTTTAACCCCAAGACCAGACCTAGGTAACAACACTGCTGCTAAACTTGGATCATCTAAGTGCATGGCGAAACCAGTAGGGATTAACTTAGTGTCACCGGGAGCAAGTTCCAACGGTTCATCGACACATGCCCTTAGGTCTAATCCAGCAGAACCAATACTAGCGTAGTTGGGTATCGGGAATACATCACCCAATCTGTTGTCTAAAATTTTAATATTAATTACTTGCATAACTCAACCTCTTTCACTGATTAACCACTGGTAGTACCCATTAGAAGGATACTGTTCCTTTGCAAATTCTTTCAACACGTTGATAGTTGGTGTTTTATTATCCTTATTAACATACTTCCATACGTCAATTAAATCATCAATTGTACCATCTTTGGTGTTAACTACATCTAAAGGTGTCTCATTGATTCCTAATCTATTATCAGTAGGGTCACTGAAGGTAACTGTATAACTTAAATCATTAATAGTTAAATGTTTAACTAAGTCTTTTATACCAACATCTAATCGTTGGAATCGATTCCCTGTGTTAATAACCATGTGAAACACAGCACCTCGTGATTCATTAACACTATTGATTTGTATGCTCGGGAGGGTAACCTGTGACCTTTCTATTCTTTTAAGATGGTAACCCGATTTAAGGAAACCACTACCTTCTTGTGCTTTTTCAAGTGTGAAGTAATTTGTACCATCTCCTAGTAACCCATAGACCTGTTGCCTGCTACATTGCATGAATTGAATAATTTTATCAATCATAAATTTATGACGTTCGATCATGTTTATTTACTCCTTATTTATACTTAACAATAATACGGATGATCTTTCCGTCAATATGGTAATTAACAGTGATTAACTTGTTGGGTACTACTTGTTGGAACGCTGCACCTAACACAGTTGCGATGTTTAAAGCATCGTTCTGGTCACCACTACTTTTGAAGTTAAACTGTACACCATCCTTAATGACTTCAGAAGCTAATTCAGGATAACGAATTTTAACCACCTGAATAACTCTAGTGTTGATAAGTTCATTTGTTTCTTGTCCAGTAACAATAGCCGACAGGTGGTTGTTAATTACTGGTGTTTTTAACAACACAGTTACCGCAACACCACCTACAAATGAAAATAGTAGCGGTTTAAATGATTTTGTTTGCATGTTAATCCTTTTTAATTAAAAATAATTTAAGTATTTTCTTTAAAGACTTTAAGTCTATGTTGGTTATTCGGTAAATCTAACAGTAATTCAACCTGGTTTTTACTAAACCACAAAACTGGTGTGTTACCATCGTCAGCATTAAGAACACTAACATCTTTATCACCAAGTGACCCAATTAAGAAATATGTCTTTTCACCAGTGTAGGTTTGTTTTCTTGTTTTATTAGACAGGTAATGTCCAAGGTGTGTAAAGTCTAACAATCTTAAGTTGTTTACCTCATGTCCAACTTCTTCTTTAACTTCCTTACTGGCAGCCACTTCAATAGTGTCACCGTCTGTTCCACCACCTGGAAACACGTATAATCCAGCCTCATTGTAAACCCTGAATAGAGCATACATATTGTTGCTGTTTTTAAGGATAACTTCCACTCTTTCCCTAATCATTTACCTAACCTCATTTTAACCACATATCTTCGATGAACAATATTACTGCGTTGTCTACAAATACATAACCTTGTATGTTAAAATCATATATAGTTTTATTCTCTATACCAAATGACCTACAGAGTAATCTATCCATGTAATTCCTACTGTATCTAGAAAACATTAGGAACATGTACTTAAGTTTTAAATCTATATTAAGTAACTCTTCGTTTACTTTGTCTAAGATATATTTAGCTTCCCCATGTCTAACTAGGTCTTCCCTATAAGTTAACTTAGTGTCATAAGACATCATCCAATCTACTATAGTCGGATAGTAACTCCTCAAAACCTGTACATAATTTATAGGCACAGGTTTGTCTTTGAAGTTAATAACCACTTTAGGATATATCATATTAAAAACATCATTAAGGTCTATACTGATGATGATCATTATTACACCTTAAATATCTTAACTACATATAGTTCAGACATATCCAATAATATTTCATAATCCAATTCACCGTGAGTGACTGAGTATTGTGTATGTTGTCTTAACACCACACCTTTTAACCATGTGACTAGATTCATACAACTATTGAACAGGAACTCATGAAAAACATACATAACCTCATTGTCCTCTATTTCCAGTGTGTTGTACACTTCCAATGGACAATTATCAACTAGAACTTCTAGTAAGTTTTGTAAGTATTCCTCAGCTTCGTCGTCCCTATCTAATAACTTACTTAAACCAGCATGTAGTACGTATAACCAACTAGCTTGTGTACCTAGGTGGTCTATCAATGTTCTAAACCTAACGTCAGATAAACCACCTAACCATACTTCAGCCGCAGAACAATCAACAGTTAGAATAAACACATCTGATCCACTCCGTCCACTGTGAACACCCATATACCACCTATCCAAGTTATTGTACCTTGATACACGTAAGGGTATCTATTTAAAGTATTGAAAAGTACTTTCCTAACTTCCCATATTACCTCTTCTATACACGTTACACCATGCCCCTCATCCACATTTTCATTTTCGTATCTTTCTAGTATGTATGGCGATACCAGAGATGTCACACTCTCTGAGGACCAACTTATTTCATCCTGGTCAGCTTCCAGCCATGCGTTTTCATCCTGTTGGTCAGGAAGTAAGCTTATGCTACTGAATAACCAACTAGTGACATTCATCATAAATGTATCTACACCCATACCAGAAATTATATACATTGTCTCTAATGGATACTTCTCCATTACTGTGTTTATTGACCAACTTAAATCTTCAGTTATGGTTAGCATACATCTCCTCCAAAACTACTTTAATATCAACATCTAAAAGCTTTAATGGTAAATTCATTGGTATTAAAGGTTCACCTGTCTTCCTATAAGTATTAAATTGAAGGTTTAGGATATATCCCAACCTGTTGAATCCTATTAACAGAGTGTTATCTGGATTGGGTATAGCCCCCCAATAAGGATCTCTGTAGCTAAATTCAACTATAGTTTTGTTATCATGGTTATGTTTGCCATGGTCACATAGCAACCTTTCAGATAACATTATCTTTAACCCAACACATAAAACCATAGCGGTATCTCTTAGCTGTAACCAGTCTTTGTTAACCCTTTTGCTGTAAAGACTGGTTACTAACTTCTTAGCTTGCCAAGGGTTTTTAATACCCAGTATTTCCTCTTGAATGTTACCGTCATCAAATTTTAATGCTTGGAATAAATGTTCAGATGAATATATGTTTATTCCATTTATTTTAAAATCATATCCTTTAGACATATTAGAGTAAAAACCATAAGCTTCATTTGTTTTTAGAAAGCTTACGACATCTTTAGGTTTGTACTTATTAATCCATAATAAGTTGTCTTCAGTTAATAGTTTTTCACCACATTCGTTTACTTTAAAACGTAGTATAGCTGCTTCCACTGTTAAACCTTCTTTAATAGCGGTAGTTAGCATGTGTGTAGAACCTCTACTTACACCGTCGTACAACAACACTAACTGCTGTGACTCTTTTAGCCATTAATGTGTTGCGTTCCATACCAGCACTATTGTTGTAACGACCATCGTTACTCCATAATGCAGGATAAGATTTAACTGGAACACACCTTACTTCTGCCCAATCCCCTCCAGCTTTATCCATACCTTCAGCTTCACCACAACTAATCATAGTTGGATATGTTACACCTTTTAAGGCTAAATCCACGAACTCTGGCCAGTATATGTTACGACTACCAGCTACTATAGTTTGCATAATTACCCTCCATGTGAACCACCACTGTGGCTTCCAGTTGACCCATTACCGGACTGACTAAAGAAACCATACTTAGGTTTTGGTGTACTTGGATTTACACTATTTTGGTTATAATAACGGTTGTTATAATGACTACCACCGGATGACCTACAATTATCTTCTGTTGTATTATTATCATTGTTACATTCGTTGCTATTATCACACCCACCTATAGATGTTAAGACAGCGATCACCAAAAAAATTAAATACTTTGGATTTACTGAACTCCGCAGTTTGTTCATTAATAGATTTAATCATCTTCTTTATCCTAAAAAATAAAACATATTTACATGAGAGACTAACCATCTCTCATGTAAATAATATATGACTGAGATTTACTTGCTTCTGTTAGCTATTAATAAATTAACTAACACCACCATGTCTTTGTGTTCCACTAAACAACCTTCTTTTATTAAGTTCCTACAAGCAATGTACATATCTTTAACTTGTTTGGTTACTAAAAAGAAATTACTTATGGTAACCCAACTAGGTATACTAGCACTTTGTTGTATCAATGGTTCTAAAATGTTAAATTCACATATCACTTTACTTAAAGTGATATAATTTTTAAAATTACCATAATCATTAGCAGGTAAATCCACCTTAATTATACCAAATCTTTTATTACGATTTATGGTGTCAATGTTAAGTCGTTTAATCGTATTAAAGAAATCATAAACAGTTGGATCTTTTACTTCTATCTTCCAAAATCTACTTAAGTCGTTATGACTAAACCAAACCTTTAACCATAGTCTAAAATCTTTATTACTTTTAGGTTGGTCTTTATATATCTCAATCGCAGTGATGGTTACACCATCTATCAAGTCACCCCTGTTTAATCCCACACATTCACCTATTATTTTAAATTGTACAAAACAAAAATAAAAATAACTAGCACTACGGTAGTTATTACGAACATCTTTCTTTCCTTTTTCTCAAAATCTTTCCAGCTCATACGTGTCTCCTTAATTGTTTCTCGATATAGTTTTTAACGTTAATGGGTAACAGTTAGCATTGTATTTACCAGCAGACACAACTGTAATTACATACGGTTTTCTATTTTTAGTTTCATAGAACGTATTGTGTCGTTTAACCACCGCAAGTGGCGATTGAATTTTACCAGTTGATTCACCATGCAAAGCTTTGACAAGACCGATATGGAATTCCTTAAACCAATAGCTTGTGTTACCTAGATCGACTTTACTCATTAAAAACTGTGGTGTGTCGTAGTTGATGTATGCTAAATTTGCATACTTAACTAAAAAATCAATATGGTCTTGCTTACCAATGTAATTACAATCATCTTGTATATTCTCTTGACAAATTAGATTAGTCCATAGATCCTTCAAATACTTAACAAAATTATTACTCATTTTTATATGAAATACCATGCCTGGTTCAATGGTGGTATGACATTCATATGCCTCCCTTACAGCTAAAACGTAATTATGAAAATCTTTATTAGACATGACAAAAAATCCTTAATGTTAAGTTACTACCTGTATAAGCAGGTAGTAACTATTATGTTAATTAAATAAGTTCTTTAACTCTTGGTTAACTAGTTGACCAATAACCTCTTGGGTCAGTTGGTCCTGTAACACATTCTCCATTATCATCACTACATCACCATCCATCTTAAATTTATCTAAGATTCGTTCAGCTTGTGAATGATGAAGATGGTCTAAAACAACTATGGGTTGGTTAAACTCATATTGTAATCTACCCATGAAGCCAACTTGTATCACTGTTACGTTACGACTATAAACCAACTTAGCATTAAAACCTTCCTTAGTAATGTATAGGATAGGTTTATTTACACTGGCTAACTTCAGTAACACACCCCTCGCCATTTTAGTAGGTTGGTTAGTTATTATTTTAAACAACATAACCTTTCCTTTTTTTCTAATTCGGGTGCTGGTTTAGTTGTCGTTTCTTTTTCCTCCTCGTTTCCATAGAACCCATCTGTCATACATTTCTCCATTTCAGGAGTACCTGGTTGAAAACCTTTTGATTCACAGGAAGCTGACAAATTAACCAAGTCGTCTACTTGATCAGCCACACAACCATTACTAGCTAGCATTAAACCAATAATAATACATTTTAACATACTTCACCTTTTGTTGTTAGATATAGTTAGAAAATACAGATGGGTCATCCGAGAATATCTGGATGTTATCACCCACCATTCTATTTTTAATAAGCATGAGTATCGTAGTCAAATACAACTTTTTTTCAGATGTGTTTAGGTTGGTTACTAACTTAGTAAGATGGTCTAATTCTGCGTCTACTGACTGTCTAATTAAAGATTTAATTTTAGTAGCTTGGTTTTGATTCATACCCTTAGTTACCGAGATAACGTAGAATAGTTTATCATTTAACTTTACAGTATCTACGATAACGACACCATCGTGATAAAGACTATCTAAGTCGTCCTTTAAAGTAAAGAAGTTAACAGGAATAACTATATAACCATAGCAGTTAGCCACATAGGTGTATTTGTCACCTTTACTTGTAACTAAAGACACATTGTCAAAGTAACTGATATCCTTCAAATCCAACATTTTACTATTGTAGGCTTTGGTCTTGCTATTAATCATCATGGTTAGGTACACCCATGTTGTTAATAATAGCGGAAGCCAAACCCATAATTCAGTCATCGTTTCGTCAATACTGGGTTTAAACTTTGGTACATTACTGTATTGATATAACCACCAACACACCAACGCACTACCAACTACCATAACTGACAATAAAAAACCAGATAACATATTTTTAATGACTTGCATTATTTTATTTCCTTTGTTAATTTGTTTAAGTCGTACTCAATACAACCTAAATATTCTTGCTTTTGTGTATTGAAATATAATAGTAAATCTCTACCACCTTTACTTTTAATGGTGGTAGAGAATATACCATCTCCATCTAAATTACCGTTACTTCCAAATCCGGTATTTTGTTTAAATTCAAAGTTAACCAAGTCGTTAAGTAAACAACACGGTTGTAATTCATCACCTCTGGTGAATGTAAATAGATGTATAAGCCCACACTTATTAATATCGTTATAATCGTCTTCAGATGCAGCCACTAAGAAATGTTTTTTATCCAAAGGGTTAACGTAGATGAAGTCACCAAATGAGGTAGGTCTGTATTCGTCATACGACCTTACATACTTAGATGCTATATCCACAGTTAATCTATTGTAACGACTATGACTTTGCAACGAGTAACTTCTACCATCATGCTGTATCAATGTGGTAAATGCCATCTACTTCACCCAGTCTATCAAATTAGATACACTCTTAATAGCATCCTCGTTAAGGGTATCTAACACTAACAATGTGTTTAATTGCACACCAGTTAGTGATTTATTATTTTGGTTCATTGGCACAATTACATTGACACCATCTTTAGCCAAAGCTTTCTTAAGGATGATCAAATGTTTTACATTGTTACAGTTAACATACCCAATGGTAGGTTCTGTCACATCAATATAAATGTTGTAATCATCATCCCCAGGTCTGATAGTGAACCTGTGAACATAGTAGTCACACGCTGGTGTCCCAGCCTTACTGGGGTTAGGATAGTTACACACTTTATCACCAATGGAAACAGGTGTGTAATTAAGACGTTCTTTACTTCTAATAAGCATATTAAACTTCCTTAAAGGTTTCACGATTTGATTTGATAGGGTAGAAACCAAACTGATATTTTTCGTTTACTACTTTATAGTTGCCAGAAGCACCTTGGATCGTAGCCATTACATGTAGTCTGTAGTCTACATATTTCACCACCACACCAAGTTTTGCTTTAGTGGATTTGTGTTCAATGATAACATATGCAACATTATCATCCACTTTATTGATAGTCAAGTTATGACTATGGTAACCACCTATAGCTACTAAAGCATTCGGTTCACCGATAGGGTAATCTTTATCCACATAGATGACCACAGCATCTTCTTGTTTAATAGTGCGAACTAACTTAAATTGATTTGACATTTTGTTCATTTCTTTAATTTAAAACATAAGTATACATGAGAGATTAGTCTCTCATGTATATAATATATGATTGTAATTACTTAGTTTATTGAGGTAAAGCCATTAACCGCAGCTACTGTGGCCGCATGAAGTACATGTTCCACATCCAGCACTTTTAACATAAGTGTACTGTCCACAACCAGGACATTGTTCACCTGTTGGGTATTCTTCCTTCAACGAACCCACACTTTCATTTAATGTTACTGTAGGTATTTCATCAGTAGTCATCGTTGTTTCAAAGCTTTCACCACAAACATCTTTTAAAGATTTATCCCTAATCTTCCCAACCATCTTCTCTAGTTGGCTGCCAATGTGACTAACCAATGATTGATAGAACACACCTTTATCCCAATAACCTTGATAGTCTTGCGTTACTTTAAGATCATGGAATGTCCTGTCAATATTACCACCTTCGCGCATACCTGAGGAGATCAACAAAGCTAATGCCAACAGCCATTGGTGGTGTTGTGCCGCTATGGTACCGAAGAAAACCTCATATGGTAATCTATCAAAAGCACCATCTCCTTTAGGAACTTTAACATAGTTAACTGTGATGTATAACTTATGCGATAGTATATGACTAGGTGGTTCAATAAAAGTAGTGTAACCAGGTAGCACATCTGGTCTAGCGTTGCGTACAGCCGTCAAGGTTTGGTTATATTCTGTATCCTGTCGGTAAGTACATGACTTACACATTTCTGTCTTAGAAACCTCTACAGACACTTCTACGCTATCGGGATTAGATACCAATTTAACAGACTTGATACCTTTATTTATTTCATTTGACATACTTACTTTACCTTAAAATAATGATTAAAATTTACCATACTGACCTTCTTTGATGGACTCTGCTAAGTTACCGACATTGTGCTTAGCTCCATCATAAGTAACTTCGTCACTAGCCCTGTATGGACCAACCACTGTACCATCTTCTAGCTCAAACTCATACCAAGTACTTTCTAAGTCTTCTTTAGTAACTAACACACCTGTCCTTACATCTGGATTATATCTATAAGTAGTACAACCTTTTAAACCTAATTCGTAGGCTTTCATGTAGATGTCTTTACTTTCTTCATATGTAAAGTCAGTAGGAAGGTTTATGGTCTTAGAGATAGAGCTATCTATCCATATCTGTGCAGCAGCTTGCATCCTTACATGGTCTATAGGTTTAATATCCATAGCCGTAACAAAGTACTCAGGTAACGTCTCTACAGTAGCATTTGGGTCAATCAACTTACGATATAACAAGAACTCATAAGAACATACTTCAGATTGTTGTTTGGTAGCTTTACCCTCAACGATAATATTTCTAAAGTACTGGTGGGCAAATGTAGGTTCAATGCCATTAGAAGCGTTATTACCAAATGACAAACTAACTGAACCAGTTGGTGCGATAGAGGTGGCGTGACTATACCTACTACCATACATAACGATATCATCTAACAAGTCGGGCCGATAGTCACCAACAATCTCCATGTACTTAGAATAGTTAGCTAGTAATTCCTTACCCTTTAAACTATAACCAGAGTTATCCCATTCTGATTTCAATTTACTATTAATGAATAATAGATGTTCATCGATAACAAAATCTTCATCCATGATAGGAGCTGGACTTTTCTCAATAGCTAACTGCACACCTGTTTCAAATCCAGTAATAGCAAGTTCAGCAGTAACATCTGTGGTAAAGCTTACAGCATCGTCAGATCCATACTTGATACCAAGCATAGTTAAAGCCGAACCTAAGCCAAGGTAACCCATCCCGTGTCTACGTTTACGTCTGATACTTTCATCTTGCTCAGGTAACGGTAAGTTATTAATTTCAACTACATTGTCCAACATCCTACTAAAAATACGAACGATCTTTCTAAATTTAACCCAGTCGAATGAAGCATCTTTAGTAAATGGTTTATTGACACAGTGTATGAGATTGACCGACCCAAGTAGACAAGATGCGTCCGGGGGGAGCGGGACCTCACCACAGTTGTGAATTATAATACCGTTTCCGTCAAATCTATGGACGTCTGTTACGTTAATATCGAAAACTTGACATTTTTCATCTCTTTTAACTAGACCGGCTACAGTAGCCTTGTAGTCTGTTATACGGAGGTCTATTGTATTAGCTAGTTTTCTTAAAATAGATCTTTTCTTGCCATCGTGTAGGTTACACAAGTTTCTAAAAATATCAATATTATCACTAGCAATGATTAGTTCAAAGTTTTCTTTACAGAAGTAATCTTTGTGTCCACCTTTACCATCTGGTAACTGACGATAACCAGAATCACGACGTTTGTATAACTTAGCTTGGATACCCAAACGCAACAGCATCCGTTGTACACCAAGTAAAACCTCTTGATTGGATTGATTCAACCTAAGGCTATTTCTACCACCACCCACACACTGCACAGTTCCATCTGTATCAAAGAACCCACTCATAAAACCTTTATAAAAATCCACAGAGGTTTTCTCTAATTCTGGACTAATCCATTTCTCAGTTGACCCAGGTTTAACCATGTTGAGTACATTGATTAAATTAGTCAATTGGGTTGATGAGTAAACTTTAACCTCTCGTCCTTTAAGTCCAACTAATAAAATTATGTATGGACTTAAAGAACCTGTTCTATTGTTGATTATTGAGTTAATTCGATCAACTACAGATTCTGTACCAGGTACTAAATTAACTTGCAACACTCCTTTTTTTCTATCGGTGTTCCAATATCCGTCACCAAACCAATGGCCAATCAGATACCCATCATCGTAATCACCTACACCACCCCACTGGGTACCTATTGTGTCATTCAACACGACTTGATCACCGGGTTGTAACTTACCAGCCTCAACCCACTTATCAGAACCATCATCCGTTGATACCAGCACCCTATGATCTTCAGTCAAACTAACAGTGTAACCTTCCTTAGTGATTAAGTCATATACATCTTTTTCACCAGTTGGGAAGAAGCCTGTGTAAGAGTCATAACCTTGACCATTAACAATAATTCGACATGGTTTATTGATAAGGTCTTTAACTTGTCTTGGTCCAAGTGAGGTGGTTACCCAGGTGTCATCTGGAACACATGGGTTGGTGGTCCTTATTAGCTCATCGAACCATAGATTATTGTATCTATTCATTCGATCTATCATGATTAACCCTGGGTCAGAGTACAAATAGGTACTCTCCATGATAGCTTCCCAAATATCAACAGCACTAATTGTTTTTTGTACGTGGCACAGATACCGACCATCCGTCATTTTGATATAGTCATCACCATCTTTTTTTGGTGGTTCAACCATAGGTGCCCAGCCAGCAACAATGAACTTTTGACCATTAACCATTAATTCATTTTTAACATCTAAATCATCTAAATTAAATTCTGAATCAGTTAAGTAAGTAAAGTCCTTATCACGTACTGGGAAAATTAAGTCCCAAGGTAACTCATTTTTAACAGCAGTTAGAAATTCATCTGTTATTAGTACGGAAAGATTAAATTGTCTAAATTTACCAGGTTCACGCTTAGCTTTAATGTAACTTAATATTTCTGGATGTAGGACATCCATTGCCGCCATTTGTGCACCTCGTCTACCACCGTCACTAGCTATGATTTTACAAACTGTGTCAAACACGTCCATGTACGATAGTGCTCCTGATGTAGTAGCACCGACACCATGTATATAATATCCATCAGGTCTAATGGTTGAAAAGTCATAACCAATCCCACATCCGTATTTTAATGTTTTGGTGGCTTTTTTTGCAATCTCCATTATACCTTCGGCAGAATCAGGGATAGTTCCCGAGACTGTACAGTTAATGGTGGAAGTTGAACCTTTAACATCGACCAACCCAGCATTGGACATGATGCGTCCTGCTGGGGTAGCCCCATTGTTCAAAGCCCACAGGAAAGCTCTTTCCCACTCATCTTGTTTATTCGGTTCAATTGCGGATAAGGCTTTGGATATACGCTTAAAGATGGTAAAAACATCTGTTTCAGTTGGCTTACCATCTCTGTCCTTAGGGGAATACTTAGTCAAAGCTATCTCTTTAGAGATATCCTGTAAGTCATCTATCCAAGCCGGACGTTGTAGTTCGCCATCATTAAAGACTGGTACACTAAAGTCCACGTAAGGTGGATAACTAACTGATTGTTTAGATGTATTAATAACGTTAATAGGTAAGTCTTGTTTACCTAGGATGGAGCTACATAAACGATTCAATGTTTTCAACATAGTTTAAAGTCCTTGTATAAGTAAGTCTGTACAGTTTTTCTACCAGCGTAATAGACTGGCATAACTAGTATTAAAATTATCATTATTCTAAGTAAAGTCATAACAAATCCGTTTTAACTTCTTTAACCAGTGGGTTAGCAGTAATAATCCACTCTACGATTTGACGATGTAAATTGAGTATTTCGTCTTCTGATTTATGTTTGTGGTTATGTGGATAACACATGGTTATACAAGACCTCTTAACATTATAATACTTCATAATGCTTGGATGAAACTTACCTTCATCCACTAGCTTCTGAAAGAACAAGTTAGGGTCGTATTTTTTAGCCAAATTATTAACCATGTCTTCAAAGTAATCCTTTGCCTTTAAATACTTTACTTGTTTAGTACTTACTGGGGTTATTACATCTAAAGTAGCTAGAAAGGTTTTGTTATCTAAATAGAAAATTAGATTATTCATTTCAGTATCCTAATTCTATTAATGTGTAGCCTGGTTTTTTATGAAACCCCAATGTACCTAATAGTAGGTAGAATACGTTACACAGGTCTAGCACAATGTCATTAACAGCTACAATATCTTTAAACTCTTCTGGCAACCCTTCATTCACTATTTTGTTTGAAGGTAAATAAAAGGTAGCTATATCATTTTTATCGTGGTTGTTTAACCAGTTACGTAATCTACCCATGAAGTTTCTATCCTGTAACTGATCTAACCAATTGTTAAACTCAGTTTTATTATTTACATTGATCGGTATTTTAGCCACCATGTATGGGGGCTTTTCACATTCACCATACTTAGGTTCAAATACGTCTTTCCACATGGTATAATGCCTATAGTTAGATTTGGTTGGTCCTTGTGTGTAGGCACTATGATCTTTAATTTTTATCTCTCTGTAATAATCAACCTCACCTTTTGTTAGGGATCGAATTATCTGTCTTTCCATGTCAGCAAACAACTTAAGATAGTAAAAATGTGAAATAGGTTTACAAGTATAGACACTGTAACATATCTCTTCCATGACTTTTTCAGCTAAATCCATAACTGGCTTAGGTGTATTTGAACTTTTAAGATGCACACCTTTTCTTTCTAGCTCTGGTCTAGCAAACACACTGCCTTCTTGTATATGTGTTAATGCGTAGTAATGCTTAGGCAAAGCTACAGTTACGCTAGACCAGAAGAACTCGTTTTTCATCTCTAGTGTATGTAGATGCTCCCTATCTACATTAAAATTAACTGACAAAGTGGTTAGGTTGTGGACTAGACTTTGAGTTGCCATAAACAACACTGATCCAGCTAACCCAAACGATGCTTGATCCATAGCAGTATAACCACGATGCCACCTGACCCACTCACCTAACGAAGCACATGTTGAGTCAGTGTCACTTAAAACAACTACTCTACGCATCATGGTAGCGATGTATGCTATACTACTAGGCATGTTATCAGTCTTATAGAAGGCATCTATGATATCCTGATGTTCAACCAGTACTGAACTAACGTTTCTTGCTGTGTCAGCAACTACACTTAGCACACCATTCTTATCCATAAGTTCGTAATCTTTACCCATTCCCTTGATGTCGTCAGCACATATTTGGTGTGCTAAGTACGTAACACCTTCGGGTACCTGTTTAATTACGTCTTTACCAACACTATTTTGTCCCAGTGGCACACGGTCAGATAACCTAGTTATGAAGTTCCTTACGAACACTTCATTAAAATGTCGGAGGTGGTAAAGGTCACCTATGTACACAAAGGCAGCTTTTTCCACATAGTCTAAACTATCAATAAAGTCAGTTAGTAGTTTAAATCTGTTATCCCTACTAAAATACAACTCACTACTACGTAGTATACATGTCAATACATCTTCTGTAGAAGGTTTGTGTAAACCGTATTTATCTATCACATTACTGATTTTAGAGTAATCACTTGTGGTGTCATTCTTATCACCTAAGCTACTTGCTATAGAGATTAAGTTATACAAGATTATGTCTAAATGGTAATAGTGTCTGTTTCCAGCTATCATCTTTTCATTATGGGCGTTACCGTTGCTGGCTACCATTCTAGTAGTTGAAGTTAGTGTACTGTGTGCGGTCGGATTGTAAAGAGGCGTGCCCTTAGTACCATATGTCCCAGATAACGCATTATTTTCGGTCTTACGGTTGTTTTGGTTTAAATCTTCAATGACAAATACCTCCATTTCACCACGCGCTTTAGCTACATGTGACGCCTTCTTATGTACACTCCTTAATTTAACATTTTCAGCAGTCATCTCCGACAATATAGATTTCTTTTTACTAGTGTGTATGTATGTCGTAAAAGTCGGCGCAAGTATTTCACCATTATCTAGAACGTTATAAATGTATCTTAACAATGGTGTTTCAGTTATAACTTTGTCTAATGTGTCAAGAGTTTGGTAATACCTAACCATAGGTTGTTTTTTTACTTCTAACTCTTTAAGGGTTTCCTCCCTAACAAATTGGTAAGCTTCCTCGTAACTTACTCCTTCTGTTTTTGATATGTAAAAAGCAGTTTGTTCCATGTAGTGTCTTACTGGATCTATCCTTCTTTTATATAAGTCCAAATCTTCTCTTAAGAACATAACGTATTCCTTTTATTAGTCAGATTATTACTGCGGTTGCTAAAGAACCAAAAAAAAAGATATACACACCCTAGGGTGTGTATATCTTTTTTTACACTGTTTTAATGCTTATACTGGAGGTATCTATGCCTATACCAGCCATCAGCTCTAATAAGACCTCACGGTAACCACTGGGTGGGTTATTTATGGTTATGATGTCCATACGCCCATCCGTTTTTTCAAAAGTACTTCTATTGATCCAATTAACCCCAAAAGCAATCTGTTGTGTACTGTTCGGATTCTTAAATAACCAAAATACCATTTCTGTCATATTAACACTTGGTGTTAACGACGGGTTAATAGAAACATAGTTTACCCGTAAGTTAGGGTCTACCAACAACGCTATGTTACTAGGTACTTCACCAGTAAACTCCCACCCTTGATAAATAGCCCCTAGTACGCTTGGTGCTAGTGTCTCAAATGAGTATTTTTTACCCAACTCTGGTTTAATAACAGTTACCATCTTAACTCCTTACCACGGCCTTAATTCCACTACAAATAATTCATGTATAATACCCATAGCATTGTTATCCAAAGTCATATCAAAGGTTAACCCAGTTTGAAATATTTTGTATTCCTGTAATAGAAACCCTATTCCTAAATATAAATTAAATGCTTCAGTTTTAACTTGATAAAGTATATCTCTATTATGGTAAAGGGTTTCCTGTAGTATAACTGGAAACCCATTCATATTTAACTCAAAGTTTTCCTTAGCTATCCAAACGCCCTGTACGTAGGCATCAGTTATCTCATCCGTGGTGTGCTCTAGCAACCTATCCATCAACACCATGATGGTTTCTCTGGTCATGCACGATAGTAGGAAATTAACATAGTTACTTTTTAAATTTGTGTAACTAACGTCGTTAGTCCAAGGTGAACCAACCGGCCACAACAATTCATTTAAGTTGTAATCTCTATCCAGCAACACTTTTTCCACCATGGGTATTATGGTATTGAACCATCTACCCATAACCACTGTAGAGTCCATTATTACTATATAAGGATGAAATGTCAATTCTTGGTTTAGGGTATACATCAGCTAATCCCATAATGTAAATAGATGGATAAATAGACATGAGTACTATATAGTCGTACATGTTCTGGTATTTAATACCACATTGTAATTCCATGGCAACCTCTATTTCAACTTCTATAGCTCCATTTAAGTCTAAGGTTAATACGTTGTAACACCATTGTTCGTCGGTTATGTAACCTTGCTTATACAGCAAGGTAGTTAATTGGTGGTAACCGTCAGTGTTTCCAGGTGTATCGTAACTATTCCAAACGTATTGAACATATCTGTCAAAACCAACTAAAAACTGTATACCCTCTAACACTTTGTTTTTATCACAGGTGAAATTATACCTAGCTTTGAAGTCATTCTCTACATAACTAGGATTTAACCTGTAGCAGTCCAAAGTTATTAGTGTTGGTTGGTGGGTTAATTGTTTAAGCATAAGTGTCAGAACCCATGTTTCTGTAACAAATCGTGAAAAGCTTCTTCACCCATATTAGATTTTAATCGTTCTAACATATAGATTCTGTAATCACCTAGTTTACCCACATATAACACACACCCGTGTAGGTAAACATTGTACATAGGCTTTACACTAGCTGGAACTGAACCCATCCATTCAGTAACCATGCCAACAGTGTCAAACATTAACTGTTGCGTTATCTCGTAAATGTCATTTAATTCAGCAGTGGTAAGCCCTGGTCTGAAGTATTCCTCAAATATACCAACCGCTGGGAATGGCGTGTATTTCTTATAAGGCATTGTTTCCCTTACCACATATTGTATATAGCTTTCTATATATTTGTATAGCACCACAGGAAACCCAGGGTGTTTACACCAGTCGATGTGGTAATAGGTGGGGTCACCAAGATTGCATATAAGATTACCATCTATGCGATAAACTGGTTCATGAATAGTTTTATTAAGGATGTCTATCAAGCGTAACGGGGTATAATCACCCCTACTAAACTGACTAGCCGTTATGTAAGACTCGTTAGTTCTAAAGATAGGTTCTAATCCACCTGGTGTGTATAACCCTGTGGGTGGTGGAACTAAGTCACTCATTACATTGTTATACAAAAGCATGACTTCGGGTATGCTACCTAAATCAATAGTGTATATTTCAACAGCAGTTAGGCTGTCGTCTATATCTAAATCGTACATATTAAACCAATACCTCAACAATAAGTATATCGGCTATAACGGTGGTTTGTATATTAAACCTATCGTATAACCAAGGGTTAATCTTAATTATGATGTCATCCAACAGGTCATCCAACTCAACAAATGCTAAGTTGTAATTAAAATTAAAACACAAATGTTGGATGACATCATAGAGTAAATGTAGCACATAAATGTTGTTAGACTTGTAACCAGATAGGTCTAACACCACAGTAAGTTCTATCATGTTGTACCTAAAAAATAAGACACAGGTAAGTTATACACCAACCTAGGTTGGTGTATAACTATGCTATTGACTATTAGAAGTCTAGGATGCTACGATCAACCTTCTCCAGCTTGTTCATATTAGATTTAGCCTTCTCCATTTCTGACTTAAGATTTTCATGATGGCGTTTGTATTGGCTAACAATGTTAGCAAACGTACCAGCACGTAGTTCTACAGTAATTGGATCTTTAATACGATAGCTTTTCAAACAAAGCTGGATTAACTTGACCGTTCTTTGCGAAGATCACAGGTAGGTTACTGTGGTGACTTGTATTGTGACTATTAACCACTAAACGACTTACCGCCATGTGGTGACTATCTTCGATAACGTCGTCAAAGTGGAGTGTTAATGGTTGTGGGTCGATGTCCCCTGTTGCCACTGCTTTAGTAAAGAAGCTTTTAATGTCAGCGCGGTCAATACCATTCTGTTCAGTTAACACAAACAACATATTCATGATAGCTTCGAGCATCTGACCATCTTAATATAGCCAGCAGACTCTTTAGCCAACTGTTCATTGTAGTCTACAGCAAAGACTGGTACTACAACACCATATACTTCACAGATAGCTGTGATCATGTTAAGTGTGGTGATCACGTTCTTTGCAGTGATTTCATCGTTTGTAGTTGTGTTACTGATTACTAAGATAGGCATCTTTTTTGTTTTTAAGTGCATGGTCAAGAGCCTTGATACCTGCACCCGCACCTGTACCACCACCTGTGGTGATAGTGATGATAACCACATCACCTAGTTCATTACCACGGAACATACTCAGCAGCCTTGCCAACCACAACACGGTCTTTACCAGCACCATGAATTGCGTTACCGTCGCGATCTTTAATGATATAAGTCGGGATGGTATTGTCTGTATAGTGGACACCTAGTACGTCGTTAAATGTGTCCACTGTCATCAGATTCACCACATCGTCATGTACACACGAGCGAAGGTCTTGGTTTTGGATAGAAGCCAGAACCTTATTGCCACCACCACCAATAGCCAACACAGTAGTACGGATTACATCACTTTTTACATTAACATCAGTCATATCTAATTCCTTCAATAATTCAGTTAAACGCATAAGGTATTTTCCTTACACAGGTAATGAGAGACTAAATGTCTTCTCATATTAAATATATCCCACTGTAAATACCTAGAATAATGACCTAGTTCCTATATTGGGATATTAGGACTTCACAATCTATATTGTTTAGCTTATTGTGGATAAGTTCCACAGTTTTATCCACCTTTAACCCACCATTCCCACACCCTAACAACGGACATGCTATGGAGACTATATTTCGGCGCAGTAACCATCCATGTAATAATGTTAACCCGTCTTCTATCCAGCCATATTGACTAGGGAACCACCACTCATCCTTAGTGGCAAAGTTTACAATATACTCAGGTGTAACAGAGTCATCAACTTTAGTTATGAATAACCCACCAGGGGTAAGTTTACCATCTTCACAGTACTTCCTGTACTTAATGTAATTGTCATGGTATTTTTGTTTAAACTCTAGTGCTATGCCTTTACCCATCACCCCCTTACAGTTAACAGCATTAATGACAGCCTGTGTGTTACAGTCGAATACAGAAAGATCAGTAAATTTAATCATGAGGATACACCCGTGGGTATAGTAAAACTTAAACCTAAAGTTAAGGAACATGGTGTTGTTGAAAAACAACAATCAGATATTCCTAAAGAAGATAATGAATCCATCCAAGGTAAGGACACCAAGGAGGTGATACTGGTTGATGGACCTTTGTCTAATGTATACACCAAGGCATTAAATATAGCCCTTAAGAAGCCAAATACTGAAATAAAGAATATACAACAGGTGGTTATGGAAGATGCCTTTTCAACACCTATTAAAATGTTGTTTAATGAACGACAAGTCGAAGAGGATAAAGTCTATAGGTATGTATACACAATTGATGATGTCACTATGAGTAACCCGAATAAAGATTTGTTCGACAGTGCACAAGTTACGTTGATGTCAGCACTTGAAGCTGGTTATGACCCTATCCTGTTTACACCCACCTCCACCTCTGTACAGGTTAAAAGACTTAGTAACTACCTATCCGTAAAAGGGATTAAGGTAGTTACATCGCGCAATGCTCTCATAACTACACTCGGTGGTTAAGTATGGATAAGATCATAGATGTGTTTGATAGGTATACTGAACACCTAACATTTGATAGAAGGTTAGCTAAAAGCTTATACGATATGCAAGTTGGTTACGTAAACAAAAATGAAGAACATATGAATTTCTTCGGTGGTAACCTCACAGGCGTACATATACTCAGGTTCAACGACAAAGAGTATAGACATTTCTTTCACGACATCCTAAAAATTAATCCAGACAAATTGCGTAAGGATATACACCAACTTGACAGTATCGTTAAAAACGATAAAGGTGAAGCCAAGTTTAAAATCTCTAGTGACTTATTTAACATGTCTGTTATGTACGTAGCTCACAAATGTTTAACTTCTGATAAGCTTAAACCTGACGAAAAACAACAAGCGGCTTTAGATGCTTTACTATTATTTAATTATAGAACAGTCTCAGCTATTATTACTGACTGGTTTCATTACCCAGCCGACCCTATGGTTGCACAAAGGACTTATGAAAGCTTATCAGGTAAATTCCTACTTAAACAGCTAGGTTCATGGCAGGAGGTTATGGAGTACAGAAGTAAGGAGATCATGTCGGACACTAGTCCACATAAGAACACACTGAAACATTTTGGTCCAGACGAAGGAATAGTCTATTTAATTAATGATAGTCAGTCAAGGGTGGCTGACATGATTAAAAATATATATAAAGAATACATGGAGGTACACAAGCGTGGCGACCGTATTAATAAGTCGTCTCACGCTGGTATGGACTTAGAAGGTAATGAAGTGTTTAAGGATAAGGCATCTGGTATTGAAACCTATGTGGATTACCTTTTAAGTATTATAAGTGACGAACACACATTAATTAAGAAAGAATTATTGGATATTATCTATGATGTAATACCTACCGCACCTATGGAGTTGGTGAAGGTTACACTGACTTGGTTATCAGAACACTACATGGGGTTAAAGGCTGACTTTAGTCACGACACAGATTTGTTTGCTAGATTATCAGTGACGTACTGTATGAACTATATAGACGATAACAATTTAATATCAGACACCAAGGGTGATTTAGGTACTATACTAATGCGCTTAAAGTTTGCGTTGATGTCGTCTAGATCAACTAGCGACGAACTATTAGAGTTACGTGGTGTGGGTGGCAACATTGTAACTGAAGCTACTAAACGTGTTAATGAGCAAATAGTAAGTTCAGTTAGAACGGCAACTATCCTTTATGTGTTCTTAAGAGCATACACTAAAAAACATTATCTAAACAAGTAAGGTCGACATATGCTATTAAAAATTTTATTCACTAAGTTATTTTTACTAACTAGATTAAAATACCAACTCATTGATGAATCTGAAATACCCGACATTAACACATTAGAACGTATTACTACTTTAACTTTAAATTTGAACCATGGTCCAGTTATGATCAATGTGTATAAGTCATTATACAATAAAGGTATTATAGCTTATGTCAATGCGTCAAGTAATGATATACTTAACAGTATCTTCCCTTCTAATTTATGGATGAAAACTAACCGTATACCTCTACATAAGCTATCTGAACCATTGGTGACTAGGTATTTGGTACACGCATATGTAGACTCTTTAATACAGAAACAACTTAGTAAGAAATAAGGTATCCACCATGATTCTATTTTACCAAGATTGGTTTCAAAAATACCCATCAGCTATAGCCGATTATTCTACACCTAACAGGTCTTTTGTTAAGATGGCTATGTTATATAAGAAGATGGGGGTGAAGAACTACGAGTTCATGCTTTGTTTAATTAATCCAACATTACAAGGTGTAGACCCACATAGTCCAGACTTAACTCAAGATCAAATGGATATGATCGCCATTGAGTGCAAACTTAACTTTTGGTATTACATTAGGGAAGTCGCTAGGATACCTGGACAGGCTGGTGACTCTGTTCCAGTAGAGGGTAATCGTGGTAATTTAGCATTATGGTGGTTATTCTTTAATCATGCTACCACGTATCTGATACAGATACGTCAAACTGGGAAATCTGTATCTTCGGATAGCTTAACTGCGTACTTAGCTAATGTAAGGTGTAGGAATACATTAATCAATATAATCACTAAAGATGAGGAACTCAAATCAGAAAACTTATCACGTATTAAAAATATAATTAATGAATTACCACCTTACATGATTCAAAGGACTAAGAAGGATTTAGGTAACTCTGAAATCATAACTGTTTCCAGATTAGGTAATCGTATTCGAGGACATCTGCCTAAACCTAACCCTAAGCAAGCTAGAAACGTTGGTAGGGGCTTAACGTCCCCTATCAACTTGTTCGACGAATTAGCCTTCTTAGTTAATATGTGGATTTCACTACCTGTGGCACTATCATCAGGTACGGCAGCCAGGGGTATAGCCGCTCGTAACGGCGAACCTTATGGTACTATATTCACCACCACAGCGGGTAAGAAGGATGATAAAGATGGTAAGTTTGCTTATGGGTTATTAGAAGAGTCTGCATCTTGGACAGAATCATTCTTTGATGCAGACGACGAACATCATCTACTCGAAATTATAACAGCCGCTTCACCTGGTAAAGTATACCAAGTAGCCTGTGTGTTTGGACATAGACAATTAGGTAAGTCTGATGAATGGTTATTAAAAACACTTAAAGAAACTAAGTCTAAAGGTGAAGATGCTGATCGTGATTACTTTAATGTATGGACAGCAGGTTCACTAGCTCACCCACTAGAAACCCACTTACTAGAAAAGATAAGAAATGCACAAAGAAACATAGAGTATTCTGAGTTGGCACCAAGACCTTACAACTACGTAACTAAATGGTATATACCTGAAAATGATGTAGATAGGTATATGAACCAAGACTTCCATGTAATGTCGTTAGACACATCTGATGCAGTTGGTAGAGATGCTATCTTTATGACATTAAGAAATGTAAGGACAGGTAACACTACTTCTACATTTATGGTCAATGACACCAATATACTTAGGTTTACAGAATGGCTAGCCACTTGGTTTACTAGATTCCCTAGATTCGTACTTATACCTGAACGTAAGTCCACAGGAACGACGATCATTGACATATTGATAGAAACCCTTAAGGCTAGAGGTATCGATCCATTTAAGCGTATATTCAATCGCATAGTAGACGCTGCTGAACAATTCCCCAATGAGTTTAAAGAAATTAGTAAACCATTTGGTGTAAGAAGTTCCTTTGTCTATAGTGATTCCATATACAGGAAGTCATTTGGCTTCGCTACTGCTGGTAGTGGTTACGCATCTAGATCAGAGTTATACTCGACTACACTAACAGAAGCAGCTACTAACACAGCTTCTGGTATATACGACAAGACAGTAATAGACCAACTATTAGGGTTGGTTATTAATAACAATAGGGTAGATCATGCCCCTGGCGAGCATGATGACGCTGTTATCTCTTGGTTATTAGGTTATTGGTTTTTAAGTAAAGGTAGGAATCTTAGCTTCTATGGCATAGATCATGCGTCAGTGTTAAGGGACTGTCAGACTAAACTAGAGGAAAGACAGTCCGTAGATCATTACCAAGCTGTACAGCAACATGGTATCAGGCAGGAAATGCTAACCCTAATGGAAGAACTTAAACAAGAATCTGACGACACTGTTATATTTAGGTTAGAAAATAAACTTAGGAGACTGGCTTCCAATGTTACCTTACAGGCTTCAGAAACATTCTCTGTGGATTCATACTTAGATACACTTAGAACTGAGCGTAAACAACGTAGGTTCAGTAGACACGCACAAGTTAGATCACCCACCTTGGATTACAGAAGGTTACATTAAGATGGATAACTTAAATGATTTAAAAAGACAGTTAAAACTTCTTAATCCGAAAGTAGTAAAGAAGTTGGATATCGTGTCTAGTGAAGACTTAGGTCAGAATTACTTAATACACATATCTTTCATTAAGATGAAGGAACTTGTTCCATACATATCTCCCGCAGCAAATAGTGCTGAAGATAATACGGTAACTAAGATATATACTTCGCCGACTATAATGAACGCTTTACACGGTATCCCTCCGGTAAGTCATTTCATTAAGACAATTAAGGGTGGTGTCGATAGTTTCCATATAGGCAATAAGGATAGACCTTATCATGGTGGTTACTATATTTACAAAATACCGTTTAAATACGCACTTAAGCCAAAAGGTGTAATCGCACCACTGGAAGATAAGAATTCAAATGAGCATTGGTTAATTACTTACAACGAAGCTACTCTTAAATACCAAACTGAGTTAGTTGGGTGTCTGATACCATTGTCGTTTACATTAGAACCCTGGTATAAAAAAGACGCCACAGAACAAGTTAACTATCAATTGGAGTTAGTGAAACCAACGTTGTTCAAACCTAATTTACTTATCGAACCCGGTTATTATACTTTCGACGACGATTACCAAACTTTGAACACTATAACTAAATCTGAATATAGTAAAACTAAGTCTGAAAAAGCTAAGAGTTTATAATAAAGTCAAAAAAAAAATAACTCAGTTATAGGACACCCATCGGGTGTCCTATAACTATTAAGTTACATGTGACTGATTCTGTCAGCAAGGTGTGCTTGCAGATCACAACCGTAAAATGTTTCCATCGTGCCAACTAGGTCAGTTAATGCCTCTGTAAACCGTTCTTTAGCTTCAACATTACATGACTTCAACTTAAAACCAAAAACACCGCGCTCCGTCTTGATCAATTTTGCAATTTCTGCAATTGCGTATTGATCTGCCTCGTACTCTTGTGAGAGTACCAATTGAACATTAGAGTTCGTGTCCAGTGTCATCTTTAAAAGATGTTTGTGGTGGACATGACCCATCTCGTGCAGATTCATGTACTCAAATGTACGAGGGGACACCATGTCCTTAATTTCCTTCAACCAATGAATTACAGGCTGAAGGTTTCCACCTTTAACAGTGTAAAACATACAGACTGGTGCTCCAGCACCAACAGCAGCTAGTGTTATTGGTGCCTTGAACAGGTCGCCCCAATTTAACTCACCTCCTTTGTGGCTTACCACCCAGATTTCCGTTGGGTTAAGCTTCCCAACTTTGTCAAGCTTAACCCAACGGTTTTGTTGGACCGTGATCATCCTTGGAAAATGCTTCATTACAAGCTTTTGAGTAGTTGACGAAAACAAGTAAAGAATCGTAACCAATACTTTCAATAAAACTTTCATAATCTTAATCCTCTAAAATAATAAAATAAAACAAATGTTAAACAACATAGTTGTTGTTTATTCACTTTTTATATATATGACTGAGATTTTCTAGATTAATGTTAACTTTAATCCGTAAGAAAATAAAATAGTTATTTATGAATTGGAAGTAAATAACTAATCTTAGGAAATCCATTACAGGTTCGAGTCCGGTCGACCGTACCATTTTTTAGGGCCTATGGCGCAATAGGTTAGCGCAGAGTACTCATAATACTTTGGTTCACAGTTCGAGTCTGTGTGGGCCCACCATTTTAAGTTTCCTTAGTTCAGTGGATAGAACAAAATCCTCCTAAGATTTAGACAGCAGTTCGAGTCTGCTAGGAAACGCCACTTTACCACTAGTGACTAGGTAGTAATACCTAAGAGTGTTTGCCCCCTGTTTAACTCGTGTCACTAGTGTTTTTCATTCGTAGATAGTATTTGAGGATTTAGCGAACTCTCCTCCTCCTCTCCTCCAAAAGTCTTTAAATCATTATCTTGAATACTTACAGTTTCCTAGGAAACTGTAAGTTCACTTATGCTGTTTTTTTTATAATCTTAAAGGAATCATCAAGATGGGTCATGTGGAACGTATGCAAAAAAAGAAAGAAGTTATTGATTTAGCGATTGCTAATGCTAACATCAAAAGAGGTGTGCTGATTGTCTTAACTGGTAATGGTAAGGGTAAGTCTAGTTCAGCTTTTGGTATGGTCGGTAGATCATTAGGCAAAGACATGAAAGTAGGTGTGATACAGTTCATTAAGAGTAGAACCGACACAGGTGAAGAAGAGTTCTATGGTAACCACCCCAATTGTAAATGGCGTCAGCATGGCGATGGTTTTACTTGGGACACCCAGGATAAATCTAGAGATATCGAAACAGCCAAGCGTGGCTGGGAAGAAGCTAAAACTATGTTAACCGACCCTAGTTATAACTTAGTTGTGTTGGATGAGTTGACGTATCTGCTGTCTTACAAGTATCTGGATACAGTGGAAGTTCTCAATACTTTACAGAATAGACCTGTTAACCAACATTGCGTGGTTACAGGTAGAGCCGCTATCCAACAGTTAATTGACTTAGCTGATACTGTATCTGAAGTTAAAGATGTTAAACATGCTTATAGGCTTGGCATCGAGGCACAACCTGGTATTGATTTCTAAGGAGATGTGTGATGAATGAGTTTTCTATCAATTATATAACTTGCAGTGTTAATCAATTAACCAACAAAGAAATGATGTTGGTTATGTTCGGTAAAGAACACCCGGATATTTTTAACACCCGTCTTAAGTTGGAAGGTACTGTATTAACAGGTCTAAACTTACAATTTGGTCATCTTGATGATAATCTGTTATTGGTTGTTAAGGGTAATACTGTAGTCTATTACCACTTAGATAAATCTGGACCAAATACCAGAGTACTAAGTACTATTGTTAACTCACCAACTATAACAGGTGTAGAATATTTCCACTTAGTACCTAATTTTTATGGTGGTGAAGAAGCCAGTTATGCTGGTAAATTTAAAGATAACTTAGGTAACACAGTGTCTCTGGTCATATCTCCCGCTACCTTTAGTCACATATGCAATATTGATTCCGTTAACACCCAAGCACCACCACTTGTTGGTAATTGTGTTGGAATTAAACCACTACATATAGTCGTGACTGAATTAATGGAAAGGTTAACTATTGACATTCACCATGTTGTAGACACTTACACAACTTTAGCAACAGTGTCCTTAGATGGGTTCTACATCACTAGTGATTTTAGTAGTACTGTTGACCCAAGTAGGTATGATCCATTACTAGGTGAACAATTAGTTACCGCCAAAGCTATGGTAAAAGCCAAAGACATCTTGTTCCAATATGAAGCATACCGAACTTTCATGAATAAAAAATAAAACATACATTTAGTACACTCTACCAATTGGTAGAGTGTACTATGTTCAGTTGCTAACAAAAGTTTCAATGTGGTTAAGCACTAAGTCTATAGCTAAGTCAGGATAGACTTTATTTAGTTCTGTTCTTACACCACCTTTAAATATGTTCTTGTACTGCATTAAAAACATGCGTTTAGTGGCAACTAGGCTGACGTCTCCGTAATCATCGTTTACCATAGTGATAAAACTGTAGTTGTTCACAACCACACCAATAAGAGGTGTGGTTGTGAACTAACAATTATTTAAGTACACTCGTTAATAAGTTATAATGACTACCCGAGGTGGGTACATCAAACTTAGGTAGGGCGACCATAACGTAGTTATCGTTATACCATATTACAGATTTGTAGGTTTGGTTGTAACTACCATACAGGGTTTTTGTAAGATTTATACCAAAACTAAACTGTTTGTAGGTCAACCAGTAACTTTTACCTTCCGAAGTTTCAGTAACCTGTAAATCTGTAATAGTTTTCCTGAATGGGTTGTGTGTGTTGATACACTGGGTTAGTTGTTGAATAAAGTTTGTCATTTAATCACCCTTGCTAAATGTAACCCTGTGCTATCGGATTTAATGTTAAAGAATACATTAAACGAGTGGCTGAATGTCGAAAGATTGTTATCTTTTAGTACAGCCTTTACTGAGGTCATTAGTTGCTTTGCGGCATCTTGGTTTGCGGTTATAATTAAGAACTCACTTCCGTTTGAATAAAAACTTACATTTTCCTCATTACGGGATATAGAACAATTCGTGATGTTAATCAACTCGTCAGTGATTTGGTATAAAAGTCCATCTTGTCCTTCTAGTACCTCTAAATATACAGCCATTGGAAATCCTTATTTGACATTAAAGAAAACAAAACCATTTGGTTCACGTTCCAAAGTTATTACTTTGTCGGTTTTATTACCAAATAACTCAATCATTTTTCATGAAGTTGTTGCGCGGTAACAACACCTTTAAACATTAACTTAGTTACACCATTACTGTTAGTTAAATTCAAAGAACTTCCATTTTTACTTGGTATTTGTTCAGGAGTAACTGTTATGTTACCGGTAAGTTTAGCCAATTGTCCAATGGGGTTAAGGCAGAGTGCTGAACTGGGTGTAGTGAGGAAATAAATGTCTGCCATTTTAATGACTCCTTAAAAGTTAAGTTAGGTGATAGATTGAATACTTAGATTCAATATTAATATATGTGATTAAATTTTAATAGCTTAGAGGGTAACAATATGTTAGCTGGGTTCATCAATCTACTCACAGGCACTGTCCATGTAAGAGAGGACAGTAACGTTGTATACGTGACTGGTTTAAGTGGTTATGTTTTAACGCAAGACATCAAGCGTATCTTAGAAACTTCTAGAATCTCTAAACATGTGTTTAACCGAGTTACTGGGAATAGTTTTCAGATATTTTCATGGTTTGTACCCGATCTTGTAACACTACTAGAAGAACTTATTACTAATAAAAGACTTAGAAGTAACAAGATGACTTTAGCTAAAGTTTTAGATCTAATAAAAACAAATACATGGATAGCAGATACTAAATTACAATACCCCACTAGGTTACATTACCATAACTTAAATAAGTTCAAAGTAAAACCATTAGGTCACCAAAGTAGTTTTTTTGAATATTACGACAAAGCTACTACAAATTGGAAATTAAATGGTGCTTTGTTAAACGGTGCTGTTGGGTCTGGTAAAACTCTATCAGCTTTATTCCTGAGTGAGTTACTGGGGTACGACCAAGTTATTATTGTAGTTCCTAAAATCTCTATAGACCTAGTGTGGCAAAAGACCCTTAAAGAACGATATAATAGAGAACCTAAATACTGGTTATCTACTTACAACTCTGAACCAGACTTACATAGTCAATTTTTTATTATTCATTATGAATATCTTAATAAGTTTATAGACAAAGTTAAGCTGTTTAAGAAACCGCCTATGGTTATATTAGACGAATCACAAAACTTCTCTGAGTTAAGTAGTGGGAGAACTAACCTCTTCATTAAGTTCTGTAATGACTTAAAGACTAGGGATGTGTTATATCTGTCTGGAACGCCACTGAAAGCTCTTACGGTAGAGTTCATACCTTTACTTAGGGTTATAGACCCTATGTTCACAGACAAGGTGGAAGAACGTTTTAGAGGCATTTACAGAGGTAGTAACGATGGGGCTGTGATGCTGATTCAAAAAAGACTTAATATCTTTTCACATGTGGTGGAGAAGAAGGTTTTAGGTCTTAAAGAACCAACTTACCATACTGTACAGATACGGATGCCTAATGGCAACGATTACACTTTAGATAATCTACGTGTGGTGATGGAAACCTATTCTAAAGAAAGAACAGAACATTATAAAGCTAGATACCCCAATGATCTACTGTTTTTCAATCATTGCCTAGACATACACCAAAGTAGTTTAGTCAGTAAAGATGTTCCTTTGCTTAAAGAATATAAACAGGCTTTGGAACAGATTAAAGGGACAGCTTCAACACTTAACCAAGGTGAGAAGTTTAAGTTATTGAACAATTATGAAAAAAACAATATCATCCCGTCATTACCTATGGGGTATAGAGAACAATTCAAAGATGTAAAGACACTAATCAAGTACCCAATGTTAAAGATAAGGGGGGAAGTATTGGGTAATTGTTTAGGTAAGGCTAGGATAGATTGCCATGTGGACATGGTAAAACATATAGATTTCTTCGAGTTGTTAAATAGGACGCTCAAGAAGACAGTTGTTTTCACACCGTTTGTCGAGGTGGTCGAAACTACCGCTGTATTATTAACTAGCCAGAAACTTAAACCAGTTATGGTTTATGGTAAGACTAATAATAATATATTTAGTATAGTAAACCAGTTCGATAAAGACGAGTATACTAACCCTTTAATAGCCACTTACGCGTCGTTAAACTCAGCAGTACCATTGACCATGGCTGATTCTGTTATACTAATAGGACAACCGTGGCGTCCTTATTTGTTAGAACAAGCCATAGGTCGAGTGTGGCGTTTAGGGGCTAATACCGATGTACAGATATATAACATCCTGTTAGATACACAAGGTAAACCTAATATATCCACACGTATAGAAGATATCCTTAAGTGGGCTAAACAACAAGTAGATGAGATACTTAAAGTTACTACAGATGTGGACTTAGAAGAGACTACAGTGAGTCTAGAAGATGAACATATCGAAGTACTTAAACAATCAACATTTTTAGAGTGGTGAATATGCAAGAAGATAGAGTAGTTAGATTAACTTCAGATTTAGGCTTAATCTATTATTGTCCAGGTTGTCTGAAGAAACATATAGTCCATGTAGACTCAACTAAACAACCGTGTTGGGGGTGGAATGGTGACATAATCAAACCAACATTCACACCTTCTGTGCTAGTGAGACATACACCTACCTACACCGTAAAAGAACTAGAACAGCTAGGGCAAGAAAAGTTAACTAAAGACATAGTTTACCACTCATATATCAAAGATGGTAAGATTCAGTATTTGACAGACACTAACCACTATCTGTCTGGTAAGACAGTTGATATGGTTAAAGTATGAGGTCATTAATAGTAGCTGTGTCCGATAATGGCGTTATAGGTAATAACGATGGGTTACCTTGGCATATTCCGTTAGACCTTAAAAGGTTTAAGGATTATACTTTAGGTAAGACTATTGTAATGGGTTACAATACCTACTTGTCCATAGGTGTATTGCTACCTAATAGACGTACAGTAGTTTTAACGTCTAAAGTACTGATAGGTACAAGCGTAACTACTTATAACAACATCGATGATCTAGTCAATACAGAATCAGATTTTGTTGTTATAGGTGGTAAAAGTGTGTACGAACAGTTAATTACGTATGTTGATGAATTGGTTGTTACCGAAGTACATCAAGATGTGGTTGGTGAAACTAAAATAGATATTGATCACATGAAAATTGGTTTTAGTTTAGTCGAAGCTGACTACATACCCATTGGGGTTAATAACAGTGTACCTTTGACATTTAGTAAATTAATTAGACAAAAAAATAAGGCATAGTTAAGGTATACACCAGTCTAAGACTGGTGTATACCTATTTATTAAGTTAGATTTTATTTTTTACGGCTTCAACAATTGCTTTAGCTAACACGGCAGAGCTGTCAAAGATACCAAGGTAAATACCACCATTGTTCTTAACCATTTGACCAACTTTGTCAAGCGACTTAAGTTGAGATTTATCGAGGGGTAAGATTCCGCGAGACTTCAGTACATCACCGCTTTCTTTCAATACAGCAAACACTGTCTTTTTAGGGGATTTGTTACTATCATCCACGACTTCCGCAATACTGTAGACACCAGTCATTAAGTCAGTAATTACGTATAGACATACTGGACAGTTCTCACGCATAAATAACTCTTGTTCATACGCTTTCTCATCCCAGTCTTTTACTACTGGATTAAAACTAGAGATATTACTCCCAGTTAAACTGGGAGTAATATTATCTCGCCATGTGGATTCGTTACAAGTCCCACCCAAAAATACATCGTCAACTGTAACGATATTTTTCATTTTAGATTTACCAAACATTTTGTTTACTCCTTAAATTTTAAAAGTGTTATTCAGGTTAATAACCCCTGATGGTACAATCAGACTAGCCAATTACGGACTTGTCGTACAGCATAGTTTTCAACACTGGTGGAATTACCGTCAACGTTAGCTACTGATTGAGCCACTGCCATGACTACAGTAGTGATCTCATTGTCTGATTTAACATCTTTCAGTTCATTTGCTGCGGTAACCT